TTGTTACTGTCCATGTCAACATCAGCAGTCATCTGGATGTTAGATGAACCTGAAGATGTGCTGATACCAGCAGTACGTGCGTTAGTTGCATCAACTGCCGCTTGTACAGTTGCGTCACCCGCAATACGTGCAGTCTCTTCAGCAGAGATTGCCGCAGTGTTTGCAGTGTGTGCCGCAGTGTTTGCCGCGACAGATGCAGTTAGAGAGTTGTCTGCACTTTCGAATGCAGCAACAATTTCCTGAAGCGTATCAAGTGTTTCTGGGGAAGTCCCTAGAATAGCACTTACCTGCGCTTGTAGGTCTGCGATGTCAGAAGAAGTCAGACCTGCAACAGCATCGGCGATCGCGGCAGGTACAACCTTACCGTCTGCGCCGATTACAGTTACGTCGTTGATAGAGATGTCACCATTCGATACGTCAACGCCGTTCTGTATTCTAAATTTCTTATTTGTAGACATTTTGTTTACCTTTTAGAATTTTAATGGAGGGGGAGAGCTGATCCCTCCCCCGACTATTACCAAAGTTCCTTATGCGTCAACGTAAGTTACTGAGACAGAGACTACCGCACCTGCTGATTCAGCGGTGTATAGTAGTTCAACGCTCTGTCCGTTTACACGAACGTCTGTATCACCTAGGAATGATGAACCAGTGAATACGACACCATACTCAACGATGTAAGCAGATGTTCCATCGTGGACAACTAGTGCCTCACGAGTTTCGAATTCACCACCCGATTCTACTGTTACAACATACTTTGCAGAACGATACTGGGTCTTGTTGAACGCAGAAACTACTGTAGCAGAAGTTCCAGCGACAATGTCGTTACCCTGTTCGAACACCTTGATGTTGTCAGCAAGAGTTTCCAGACCAACCGACTTAGGATCTAGTACACCAACCGAGTTAGTAGACTGAGCGATTACAACCGCTTGTGTACCAACTGGGATTGCAGCGTTGAATGTGATCAACTGGTTTACTGCATCGATGTTGTAGTGTACGCCTGGATCCTGAATAACACCACCAACGAAGACGATTGCGTTTTGGTCTTGCGTGTAGAAGTCTAGTGCGAATGTAGTCTGTGCACCATCACCAGCCATTGTCTGACGTTGTGCGTTGTTGAATGCCAACTGAGTTGGATCCTGTAGAGACATTCCGTCTAGCGTGTTAGTTACACGTAGAACGTAACCGTTCTTACCGTCGTATGATGAATCAGCAACGTCTACTAGTTCTAGGATAGACTTAGCAGTGTCAACTGAGAATGCACCAGTCGATGGATCGTAAGATACCTTACCTTCACCAGCAGTGTCGACCGCAGATACTGAGGCACGTGCACGAGCAGTTGTGAAGTATAGGTTATCACCTTCGGCAACATCTGTAGTTGAGAACTGCGAGATGTGTTGTGCAGCAAGACCTGCGTCTAACTGACCCTTGTTTACTGCGTCTTGTGGGTCTGTACCGTTAGCGACTGAAGTGACTTTGTTGCCACCCATTGATAGAGAACCAGACATGGTGTCTCCAGACTTAGCGACTTTACCGTCGATCTGAGTCTGTAGGTTTGCGTCCGCAGAAGCGAACTCACCACGAATCGCCGCACCCTGTGCTGCACGATCAGTGATCTCTTGTGCAAGTCCAGTAGCGTTAGTAGCGATGTCTGTTTGGTTAGTTTGGATTAGTGATAGTAGATCACCGTCACCAGACTGAAGTGCAGCGACGATCTCTGTTAGAGAGTCTAGTGCAGCAGAGTCAGTGTTAGATACGACGAAGTCGATCTGTGACTGTAGTGACGATTCAACACCCTGTGCACGTGCAGCTTCACTTGCAATTGCCTGAGCGTTAGTTGTGATCAGTTCACCTAGGTCAGATTCCGCACCAGTTGCACGAGCGATTTCGCCGTTGATTAGTGTGCGGTTTGCACCTTCAGCAGCAGTCGCACGTGCGATCTCTGCGTCAATCTGTGACTGTAGGTTACCACGGTTTCCGTTGTGAGAGTTATCAACTGCCTTGATCGCCGCGTCTAGTTTTGCAGCAGCATCTGCCAATGAAGTAGATGCATCAATGTAGTTGGAACCTGTTGGTGTGATGTAAGTACCATCAGCGTTTACACCAGCAGCAAGTTGAGTTGCAGTCATTTCTGTTTCAACAACTGTTAGACGTGTGTCTAGTCCGTTGTCTGCGACTTGACGTGCAGTTGCTTCTGCGTCGATGTTACCCTGTAGAGTTGCGTCAGCACCAGAACGTAGTGCAGCTTCGTTTGCAACGATGCCGTCTGCGTATACTTTCGCCGCAGCTTCTGCGTCGTCCGCTTCCGCTTCTGCGTATGATTGCGCAGATGCAAGAACGACTGCGTCACGTGCGATGTAGTCCGATTGGTCAGTTGTACGATCAGCAGCTAGATCAATACGGATCTGTGTGTCCGCAGCAGTACGATTAGCGATTTCTTGTACAAGAGCGTCACTGTCCGCGTCAGCACGAGACTCAGCAGCAGTCATACGACCTTCAACTGCGTCTAGTTCACCGTGAACTTCGTTCACAGCACCAGAGATTGTCTGTGCAGTTGTGTCGAATGCTTCAGCACCGACCTTCGATTCAAGAGCGTCGATGTCTGCTTCGTTGACAGTTAGACGACCAGCTTGTAGTGTCTGTTCTGTCTCTAGCGCAGTAGCACGAGTCTCTAGTGAAGTTGCACGACCTTCAACCGCGTCCATCTCACCTTCTAGGATAGAGATACGACCTTCGTCTACGTCTGTCTGAGCGTGTAACTCGTTAACAGCAGCAGTAACAGTTGATGCAGTTGTTGTTAGTACTTGTGAACCCATCTGACCCTGTAAAACGTCAACGTGACCTTCTTCAGTTGTCATGCGTGATTCTAGTGAAGTTGCGCGACCTTCGACTGCATCCATTTCTGATTGCAGTGTATCGATCTCACCTTCAGCAGTAGTTACGCGACCTTCTAGTGATGTTAGGTCACCAACTTCTACGTCTAGTTCAGCGTGTAGTTCGTTGATTGCAGCAGATAGATCAGTTGCAACAGTTGCAAGAGATGCAGTTCCGACCTTAGCTTCTAGGTCATCGATGTCACCTTCGTTTACAGTTGCACGACCTTCTAGTGCACTAGCACGTGATTCAACAGCAAGCATGTCGCCTTGTAGTGCGTCGACGTTTGCTTCTTCTGTAGTTACGCGATTTTCTAGTGCAGTCAGATCAGCAGCTTCGCCGTCTAGTTCTGCGTGGATTTCATTGATCGCGTCAGAAATGTTTGTTGCAGTTGTGTGTAGTAGTGCAGAACCTTGCTTCGATTGAAGAGCGTCGATGTCAGATTCAGCAGTGTTTAGGCGACTATTCTGTACGACCTGATCAGAATCGATACCGTTTAGACGTGTACCGTGAACTGTAGTTAGTGCTTCTAGGTCAGTTGCACGAACCTCAACAGCGTCCATCTCGCTTTCTAGGGTAGTTAGACGACCACCGTTAGAAGAGATAACACCTTGTAGGTCTGAGTCTGCGTCTTCGAATGCCTGAACGATTTCTTGTAGTGTGTCCAGAGTTTCTGGTGATGTACCGATGATTGCATCAACACGTCCAGTAACTGTATCTACGTCTGTACGTAGACCACCTTCGATACCAGTAGCACGAGTAATCTCTGCATTCAACTGGTTCTGTAGGTCTGTAACGTCACCTGCTTGTAGGCTTTGTAGTGCAAGGATGTCAGAGTCGTTTGCAGTAACCTGCGCCTGTACACTATCTACGTCAGTGCGTAGACCAGCTTCGATACCAGTTGCACGTGCAACCTCTGCATCGATGTTAGACTGTAGGACGCCTTCTGCGGCAGTCGCACGGTTAACTTCAGCAGTGATCTGTGCTTGGTTATCGTTGTGATCAGATGCCTGTAGGATCTGAAGTGCAAGGATGTCTGAATCGTTTGCAGTGATTTGTGCTTGGTTAGAATCAACGTCTGTACGTAGACCTGCTTCAACACCTTCTGCACGAGTCTTCTCAGCGGCGATTGCAGCAGCGTTAACACCTTCTGCTGTAGTTGCACGAGAAACCTCTGCGTCGATCTGGTCTTGTAGATCTTGTACGTCAGAACCGACTAGACCTTGTAGAGCAAGGATGTCTGAATCGTTCTCAGTGATCTGACCTTGTAGAGATGTTGCAGTTGCAGTTAGTACTGCTTCTGCACCAGATGCACGAGCGACTTCTGCGAAGATCTGAGCTTGTAGATCAGAGTCAACGTTTGTGAAACCTTCTTCTAGGTTATCAACGCGAGTCGATAGTGCCGCATCACCAGCGATACGTGCAGCTTGCTCGATCGTGATGTTTCCTGCGTTTGTAGAGATGTTACCAATGTTTGTGTTGATGTCAGCGCGTAGACCTGATTCAACACCTTCTGCACGTTGACGTTCTGTAACGACAGATGCCGCGTTTGTTGCTTCCGCAGCAGATGCGCGAGTAACTTCCGCAGTGATCTGTGCTTGTAGATCATCAACTTCGATTGTAGTGTTGGAGTTTAGTGCGTCGACCTGTGCTTGTAGGTCTGAGTCACCAGATGCACGTGCAACTTCTTCTGCACGTAGGTCTGTTTCGTTCTGAGAAGATAGAGTCTCAACAGCGTCCATCTCACCTTCTAGTACTGTTGTACGTAGAGATAGTGCGGTGTCAGCAGCGATACGAGCAGCTTCTTCTGTAGATACGATTGCGTTCGCGTGTGCGACTGCCTGTTGCTTCGCAGTTGCGATACGGTCAGTGATTGTGTTTCCACCAGTACCGTTTACAGATGCGTCACCAATTAGTGCAGTGTCTTGTGCGTCAGCGTGTTGCTTCGCTTCAAGCATGTGCGAATCAGCTTCTTGATCCGTGTATGCCTTCGCTTGATCTAGTACGTCTTGTGTTGAGATATTGATGTCAACATTGATCTGGTCAATCTGAGACTGTAGACCCGCATCCGCAGTTGAACGTGTTGATGCTTCTGCGTCGATGTTACCCTGTAGAGTAGTATCAGCAGATGCACGAGTTGATGCTTCGTTCGAGATCGCAGTAGTGTTAGACGAAATCAATGCAGACATGTCTGAGTCAGCATCTTGGAATGCGCCAACGATTTCTGTCAATGAGTCTAGTGCTGCTGGATCAGTGTTAGATGTGATGAAGTCAACTTGTGATTGTAGGTTTGCTTCAACACCTTCCGCACGTGCCTGTTCCGCCGCGACTTCTGCTGAGTTAGCAGCGTCACCAGCAAGACGATCAGCGATTTCTTGATCAACGCGAGCGTTTAGATCAGAGTCGCCTGCGATACGTGCAGCGTTCTCGATTGCAACTGAGTTGCTTGATTCAGTGATTGCTTCTGCTTTTGCAGTTGCAATACGATCTGTGATTGTGTTGCCTGTAGTGCCGTCAACTGTTGCGTCACCGATCATTGTCGCGTCTTGCGATTCAGCGTGTGCCTTCGCCGCAGCTTCTGCCGCGTCGATGTCTGCGCCTAGATCTGTGCGAACTTGGTTGTCAGCAACTGCACGTGCAACGATTTCATCTGAGATGTTTGACGCGTTTGCAGCTTCTGCAGCAGTCGCACGAGAGATCTCGCTGTTTAGACGACCTTCGATGCGTGACTCTTCGCCAGTAGCGCGGTTGACTTCAGCAGTGATCTGAGACTGTAGAGAAGTAGACTTAGTCTCTTCTGTGTCTAGTCGTGCAGATAGTGCGTTGTCGCCAGCGATACGTGCAGTCTCTTCTGCACCGATTAGACCAGCAAGTGAAGTTTCTGCTGATTGTGCGCGAGAGATTTCGACAGTAACACGGTCGTTGATTTCTGTTTCTTTTGCAACAGCACGGTTAACTTCGTTTGTGATTGCAGTAGAGTTTGCGATGATAGAAGCAGATAGTGCGTCGTCCGCGTTCTGGAATGCTTCTACGATTTCTGCTAGAGAGTCTAGTGAATCGCTGTCCACGTTGTTGATGAAGTTACTGATCTGCTGTTGTAGTGCAGCGTCTGCTGATTGATATGCAGCTTCGATTGAGTCTTCACGTGCCTTTGCGCGTGTCTCTTCCGCAGTGATGTTAGCCTGTAGGGTAACGTCTGCTTGAGCACGAGCACTTGCTTCTGCGTCGATATTGTTCTGTAGTAGTGTTTCTGCAGCTTGTGCGCGTTGTGTTTCTACTAGAACGTCTGCGTCGATTTGAGCAGCAACATCAGCATTAGCACGATCAGCGGTATAGTATAGGTTAGAACCTTCCGCTAGGTCAGACGTGCTGAACGAAGCGAAGAACTGGTCTGCACCAATCTTCTTTAGTGAGTCAGAACCCACATCGTAAAGAAGAGTAAAGCAGTCCGCAGGATTTACCATACCTTGAAGGGTTGATTGTCCCTGTACCGCACTTTCGTCAAGTTTGGTATTGATTACCGCCTTGTCCGCTAATGCAGGGGATTTAATCTGCCTAAATGCCATTAGGTTATCTCCTAGTTGGTTAGTGTTGGAATTAAACGTTTAATAATATACTAACGAAATTTTATGTAGATGTCCGTACCTTGCGGTGGGATCTCAAAAAATTGAATAGTATCTCCGATGGTTTCATATACTTCTTCAGGATGTTGAAGTACATCATTGACCCATACATCAATTAAGTCATCACGTGCCGGTGTCCCGTTCAATGTGAATATGGCGGTGTCGCCTGGAGCAATGAACGCTTGTGATTCAGGGATCACAGTGCGGTCATTAGTTGATGATGAGGTACCTTCGATAAGTTCGAATAACTGAGTTTCCTGGCCTGGAGTAGCAGTAACTTCGTCTTGCTTCTTTTTAGCCAGATTGAACAGACTTTCGGCAAGCACCCTGTTAAAGGACTTATTATTGATCATATCTTGGAGTACTACGGATGGTTAATATACGTCTTTATTTATACTAAAAACGAGTTTAACCTGTTAGTTATTTTTAGGATCTAAACTGTAGTAGTTCTTGTAATAGTTCAGTGACTTCTTGCAGATCGGAATCTAAAGCATCCATTCGTGCATTCAGTGCATCTACTTCAGTTTGGCTTGCAACGGGTTGTCCGTTCAGTGTGTAGTTACCTAAGAGTTGGACTCCCGCATCGTCCATGATTAATCTATCATCATTCTCATGTTGAATCTTGAACTGACTATCGTTAAACCCTAAGTGCTTAATGATAGTGTCCGTCCCGTTATGATAGAATCGGGTCTCTTCATTCGTGCCTACGATAAAGGCAAAATGATCATCTAGGATTAAGTCGTTTCCAAAAGAAACGCCTGTAGAGTGATACGCGGCAACTTGGATTACTTGTTCGTCGTCAACCACGTGGGTTAGGGAGATAGTGCTCCCATCATTTGCAACGTAGTCTATTCCTTGATGGAGTAAGACACCGTTCAAATATACTTGGATTCGAGATGGAGTGTTTGGGTCTGGATCGTATTGTAGTACGTTACCCTTGTCGTCCGCACCTGATATAACCTCTAGTGTTCCGTCAGAGGTATAGATGTATGCGTTGAATGTGGTTGTCGCGGCGAGACTTCCGTCTCCCACTGCGCCAATCTCCACAATGGTTTGAACCCCACCATCATACTCACGTTTGATATAGAGTTTACCGTCCTGAGTATTTATACCGATCTCGCCCAGTTTTAACTCTTCAATACTGGGAATATCACCAAGACCGTCAAACGTCTTGATGTTCGCACCGATGTTCTGTACGACATTACTGATAGGTCTGCCAACAGTGACGCGCTTGACCTTGGTTCCAGAACCGAAACCACTTATGGATGCTACGCCTGTTATACCACCTACTCTTCTTATCGGCATGTCGTTACCTCGTGACCGAAGGATTGACTTTTATCTTACCTTCTAGTATTCTTTCTATAATGGTGTGACCTTCTTCATCAACGAAACTGATCTCAACATCATAGACATATCTACCACGAGTGGATAGAGCGTCGGTTTGTAAATTAGTAAGGGATAGTGTGACGATACCTTCGAGCGAAGGATCGGGAATCACGGCAGTGAAGTCTATTGACTCCTCACTTCTATACGTCTTCTTCATCTTTGCAGAAGCAGAGTAACCAGTAAGATCTTTCTTAGATCCGTCCGGATTCACTAACTCTATCTGTAGAGCTAGATCCGCACCCTGATCAATTGTGAAGTCTTCGTAAGTTGCCATAGTCATCAAGACCCTAAGTGTATAAACATTCTGTGTCTATTTATACAACTTAGGGTGCGAGATATTTTGTTTTATTCTGAAGCGATGTCTTCTAAGACCATCTCACGGAATTCTTCTGAAGTCTCAGACCAGTCGAAGACGTAAGAAACTGTTACGCGCCAATCATCTTCTGAAGATGCAGCGTGGTACATTAGTTTCTCTTGTTCTCCGTAGTGTCCGAAGTATGCTGCCTTGCAAGTCCACTGACCTGGCTTGTCTTGACAACGGATAACTTCTTTAGTTTCCGGATGGATGTAGTCGAACCAACCTGAACCACTCTCTGAGTAAGAGAAGATTAGGTTGAAGCCTGGCGCGTTAGCGTTGTTGTGCCATGCAATGAAACCGCCTGGCGGGTATACCGCTGCAAGCGCATTGTGCTTGACTGACAGGAAGTTCATCATCTTGTCGTTTAGATCCGACAACATGTGCGTCATGTCACGCTTGAAGATTGGATCCGCATCGGACTCGAACATCTGGTGAGCGCGATCTGATAGTTTAAAGTTATAACCTACCATCTCATCTGGGAAACCTTCGTGTTGCGTTCCCTCATCTACAATCTCTTGCATGTACTTTGGTCCAACGTACCAGTTACGCTGGCGAATACGTTCCTTAGACGTGCAGTGACAGTTTTCTGCAAAGCCCGGAACCTTCGGCAGTCCAGCGTAGTTGTCCAGAATCGCAAGCAACTCAGGGTTCTTAACTTCGACGTGCTTTAGATATTGGTCGTTTAACTGTGTCATACGATTGGTGTATCCTTATTTAAACCAGCAGAGAAGTGACGAATAATCACTGGCCCTGTTTCTGGTTTTGTTATTGCCCAATTAAGTGCGTTGTAGTAGTTCCATCTCAAGTCGTCATCAAAGATACCAACTTTGAGATCCTTATACTTTTCTTCTTTCTCAGTCAACCACCAGAGTGAGAACTGGTCCCAAGATTTGAGACTGTCCGCATACCCATCTGGCCACCAAGTGTCATTCATCTGTCTGAATGTCAAGTCCCACCAATCATCCATGAACTCACGCACAATCGGTTTGGACATATCATATAAACATACTGCACCGCATAGTGTGAACTTAGAAACACCCTCTGGGGTGTCGAAGTCACGTTCTGCATATATGTAGTCACGATCATCTGTCAAAGCAGTAAAGACCACATCATGGTCCTTCATTTCATCCCAAACTTTACAGATGTCTTCGTGCTCTACTTCCATATCAGCATCGATATACATCGTTAGGTCATACGGCGATTTCGCCATACCCCATAACTTAGCGCGGTAGTGATCGTCACATAAGAGAATATCGTCTGCGACATCTCGACCACGGTCATCAAGGAATCGTTCCTCAGTCACCAAACAGATCTTGCATTCCTCTTCTGGTTCATAGTAGTCCCTGAGAGACTCTGCAAGATTGATTGCGTACAAATAAAAGTTGCGCTTCTTTGACGCAACGATAATAAACCCTTTACTCTTTTCCATCTGTCTCGGCCTCTAGTTGTTCTTGCAGAATCATGATCGAGTACATATCCACTTCGATCTTAGATTTTGCACGACGCAATTTTGCCTTCAACTTGCGGTTCTTAGAGTTCTTGATCTCCTCAACCTCAAACGCTTCTAGTTTGTAGTTGAACAGTTTCTCAAGCTTCCTTGCCTTTTGATGTTCTAACTCACGTTGCTTCTCTTCTTCCGCCTCCGCGGCTTTGCGTTCGACTCGATCGGTAGTTTCCTTATCGATCAACTCTTCACCAAGTGCGTCCACGACTTCAGCAAACAACTCGTTAGGATTTCCATCACGATCATGTCTTGACAACAACATCTGTTGACGGGTGACACGACCAACATCATCTTCCATTTCTAGGATACAGTTTAGTTCTTTCTTCTCTTCTGTTTCCCAGAATGCGTTGTCCATCCAACGTCTATAACTCATTTACTCATTCTCCAAAAGGGTTCAATTCAATATTCAAATCTATGTATATGACTAATAAAGTGGGTCCGGAGACCCACCTGTATTCAGACTTCTATTATAACATAGAAGGGTCGCTTATGCAACCCTTACATATAGTGTGTACACATCTGTAACGTGTGTCTCTGTACCAGAGATGGTCTGACCGATGTAGTTACCGACGAAGCTACGTGCGTAGTTTCCAGCGAACTCACGGGTGTAGTTACCACCAAAGTCACGAGAGTAGTTACCGATGAAGTTTCCTAGGTAAGAAGAAACACGGTCACGTGTGTATGCACCTGAGTAAGCAGATGTTCTGATACGTGCGTATGCAGATACACGGACACGAGAGTAGTTACCTACGAAGTCACGAGAGTAAGCACCAGTGTACTCACCAACGAACCCACGGTTGTAGTTTCCTACAAAGTTACCAGTAAAGTCACGTGCGTATGCACCAGTGTACTCACCTGCGAATGTGCGGCTGTAGTTACCTACGAAGTCGCCAGCAAAGTCGCGCGTGTACTGACCGGAGAAGTCACGTGAGTAGTTACCTGTAAATGTGCGGTTGTACGCACCAGTGTATTCACCTGCGAATCCACGAGAGTAGTTACCTGTGTAATCACCCACAAAGTTGCGAGCGTAAGTACCAGAGTAAGCACCAGTGTATTCACCAGCGAACTGACGTGCGTAGTTACCAACATAGTTACCAGCAAAGTTACGTGCATAGTTACCGACGTAGTTTCCACCAAATTGACGGGTGAAGTTACCGACGTAGTTACCTGCGAACGTTCCTACGTAATCACCAACATACTCACCAGCGAACTGACGTGTGTAGTTACCAGTGAAGGTGCGAGCATAGTTACCTACGAAGTCACCAGCAAAGTTAGTTACACGGTCACGGGTGTATGATGATCCACGGTTGCGGACGTATGCAGATACACGAGTACGTGCGTATGCAGAGTAACGAGTGCGCGTTGAAGTACGAGCATAGTCACCAGTAAAGTTACCAGCATAGTCACCAGCAAATCCACGTGCATAGTTACCGACGAAATCGCCTGTAAACGTTGTTGCATAGTTACCTATGAAGTTACCAGCGAAGTTGGTTACACGATCACGTGCGTAAGCCGAACCACGGTTACGAGTAGATGTGCGGGTTGAATCGCGTGTGAAGTCACCGACGTAGTTAGTTACACGTGTGCGAGCGTATGCGCTGTAACGAGTACGAGCGTATGCAGATGCACGGTTGCGTGTGTAGTAACCAGTGAAGTTCGTTTCACGTGTGCGAGCGTAAGAGTTCGCAAAGTTCTGTGTGCGGTTACGTGTGTACGCAGAGTTACGAGTACGAGTGTAGTTAGTTATACGAGTACGTGCATAGTCACCTACGAAGTTACCAGCATAGTTACCAGCAAATGCACGGTTGTAGTTTCCTACGAAGTTACCTACGAAATCACCTACGAATGTGCGAGCATAGTTACCGACATAGTCACCAGCAAATCCACGTGCATAGTTACCTACGAAGTTACCAACATAGTCACCCACAAAGTTACGCGCATAGTTACCGACGAAGTCACCAGTGAACGTTGTCGCGTAGTTACCTACGTAGTTGCCTGCGTAAGTTAGTGTGCGTGTGTAGTAACCAGTATTGGTTGATGTACGTGTTGATGTGCGTGTGTATGCACCTGCGAAGTTACCTACAAAGTCACCAGTGTAGTATAGTGTCGCAGCGCGGTTACGTGTGTAAGTGCCTGTCGCAACGCGAGTTCTTGCGTATGCTGAGTAACGTGTGCGAGTTGAAGTACGTGCGTAGTTACCAGTGTAGTTACCAGCACGAGTACGTGCGTAGTTACCAGTGTAAGAACCAGCACGAGTACGAGTATACGTACCACCAAAGTTTCCTACGAAGTCACCTGCGTAGTATAGAGTACGACTGTAGTTCGCTGTGTAGTTTACAGGACGAGCACGTGTGTACTGTCCAGTACCAACTGAGTTACGAGTATACTGTAACGTCGAAGTAAAGTTACCTGTATAGTCTGTAGTACCACTTGTCCAGAACGTTAGACCATAACGCTTATAGGTGCTGTAGTCGGCTCTTAAAGTACCACGCCAGTATCTGTTACCACCAACCACGACTGTGGTTGTACTGTTGTCACCAGATGCACTACCGACCAAACCAAGCGTGTGACGGTAAATCTCAATCGTTCCGTTATATGTGTTAACACCCCAGTAAGTAGAACCACCCTTACCTGCGAGAAATGAGTCTTCAATGTAGGTTCCTGCTCCACCAGTAGAAACACGAGTCGATGTTCCAGTACGTGTAAAGTTACCAGTATAGCTTATGTTACGAGTGTAGTTACCAATGAAGTCACCAGTGAAGGTACGGCTATAAGTTGCAGTTCCTGTTGATGTGCGAGTGTAGTTGGTTACACGAGTGCGTGTGTAGTTACCGACATATGAGAATGCACGGTTACGAGCGTAGTCACCTACGTATGAGAATGCACGGTTACGTGTGTAGTTACCGACATAGTCACCAGCAAATGCACGAGCGTAGTTACCAACGTAGTATAGGTTACGTGTGTAGTTACCTGTATAGGTTACACCTACCGCTGAAGCACGAGTGTAGTTTGTCACGCGAGTACGACCATAGTTACCTACGAAGTCACCTGCGTAGTATAGAGTACGTGCGTAAGAGAACGTAGATGGTCTGCTACGAGTAGATGTACGCGCGAAGTCACCAACGTAGTTAGTGATACGAGTACGAGCGTAAGCTGAACCACGAGTTCTTGTATAGTTTGTTGCACGAGTACGAGCGTATGCACTGTAACGAGTACGAGTAGATGTACGTGCGTAAGCAGAACCACGGTTACGTGTGTAGTTCGTTGCGCGAGTACGAGCATATGCTGAGTAACGTGTGCGAGTCGATGTACGAGTCGAAGTACGTGCGTAGTTACCTACGAAATCTCCAACGAAGTCACCGACGAAACCACGAGCGTAGTTTCCGGTGAAGTCACCAAGGAAGTTACGGCTGTAGTTACCGACAAAGTTTCCAAGGAAGTTACGACCGTAGTTACCTACGAATGCGCGAGAGTAGTTACCTACGTATGCACGAGCGTAGTTTCCAACGAAGTTTCCAACGAAGTCACGAGCGTAGTTTCCGATAAAATTACCACCGTAGTTTCCTACGAAGGTACGAGCGTAGTTTCCTACGAAGTTACCCGCAAAGTTAGTGACGCGATCACGAGCAAAGTCACCAACATAGTTAGTGATGCGTGTACGAGCGTAAGCACTGTAACGTGTGCGAGTTGATGTGCGTGTTGATACGCGAGAGTAGTTACCTACGAAGTCTCCAGCAAAACCACGAGAGTAGTTACCCACGAAGTTACGTGAATAGTTACCTTGGAAGTTGCGAGAGTAGTTTCCGATGAAGTTACCTGCGAAACCTGTTACACGGTTACGCGTATATGTTGATACACGAGCACGAGAGAATACGCCAGTATAGTAACCAGTGTAAGTCCCTGCGAAGTTCTCTTCACGGACACGGGTAAAGTCAGTTGCGTAAGCAGATGTACGAGTACGCGTGTATGTTCCGGCGTAAGCAGATGTACGAGTACGCGTGTATGTTCCAGCATACGCAGAGACACGTAGACGGGAGTATGTTCCCGAATAAGTTCCAGCGTATGTAGATACGCGAGTACGAGCATAAACTGCTGAGTATGTTGATACACGGTTACGTGAGTAAGTACCTGCATAAGATGATACACGGCCACGAGTGTACGATGAAGTACGTGTACGTGAGAATGTACCAGTGAATGGTGTTACGCGGTTACGAGTGTAAACCGAAACACGAGCACGGTTATATGTTCCCGCGAAGTATCCAGTAAACGCTGTTAGGCGAGTGCGTGAATACGATGAAACGCGAGTACGTGCATATGTACCTGAGTACGATGATGGGCGAGTACGAGAGTAGTTCCCTTCAAAGTTACGTGAGTAGTTACCTACGAAGTCACGTGAATATGTACCTGTGTAGTCTCCTACAAAAGTACGAGCAAATGTTGAAACACTGTCACGCGTGTATGAAGATACACGAGTACGAGTGTATGCAGAAACACGTGCACGGTTGTATGTAGATACGCGAGTTCTTGCGTATGCAACGTCAACTGGTGTACGACGTGTGTTCTGTGCAGTACCTACAGACACCCATGTGCCTGGGACTGTTGGTGCGCCTTGTGCTGTTGAACGTAGTTGGTATGAACCAATCGCTCCGGAAGTAGCACGAAGTGACTTGATGCGTTGACCTAGTGTATACTTGATCTGTGCATCTGACATTTCTTTTAGACCGTTGAATCCAGTACCATCGTAGCTTGTCGCTACTGGGCGAACTGGGGCAACCGACGCCATAGAAGTACGCATCCAAATGTGATAGTTTGTTACTACGGTACCTGCACCGCCGTTACCGTGAGTGTCAGAAAATACAGAGTCAATAAACTTTGTATAGTCTGCACTTGGTTGAGTAGCGGACAGTTTGAAAGTACCGATATAGTCGTTCTGTACTAAGTTAGACAGAACACGACCTGCTAGGTTGTCCAAGTCCCCGTCTACCATTTCGTAGAAGCCTGGGTTTGGATCAACGTCGTAATAACCTACTGGGCGGACAAAGTCTGCACCGGATTCGTCTGCTGGGCCACTCACTTGCTTCAGAGTGGTGGTCACTGAGGTACCCGTGATCTGTGAAGCAGGGTGGGTACCAGATATTTCATTGTAGTAAGAATCTACAAACGAACCGATTGATTGGCCATCAGTCAAACTGATATTACCAACGTCATTAGATGCGGCCGCAACTAATGCTTCTCCCACTGCATAGGATAGATACAACTCATCCGATGGAGTGAATTCCTGTAGGTCACCATTAGCATTTTGAATTTTTAGTGGTATACTAGATGCTGACACGATATCGTCTCTCTTTTAAGTTAAAAGGATTTTGTGGTTAATGACAAGAGTTATTTATAATAAAAAAAAAGTGCGGGAACCGAAGTAACCGCACTTTTGTAAAAATATTTGTGTCAACTATTACTGTGGTGGTTCTGGCCAGTTTACGTCTTCTAAACTAGTCACACCTTCTAAGTTTGAAGTAATATCACGCAACTCTTGACGGTATCCCGCCCATGCGTTCTTCATATCCTCTGATAATGGACCGTTTGGTAGTTGTGTCCAGTCCGACTGTTGAAGTAGTTGATTCCTAATGTTCCTTACTGAGGTTTCAAATGAAGATTGAACAAACACCCACTCACCATTTAACCATGAATGATATTGAGTTGGTTGTTCGCCCCTTTCTACCCATTCTCCGCCGTCCCACCAATGATCTTTTCCGAAAGTTTGCCAAGAGGTTCCTGCGAAACTAATATCTTTAACAAGGAAACCATCTACTATATTTCCATCTTCATGACTAGGGGCACTAACTGAGACGCTAGATACTGAGACTATCTGTCCTGTTCCTTGATCTACATATGCCAAAATTTTCATTTTATTTCCCTTTGATTTTTTTAATAAAACTAGATTACTTGTTGCCTGGATCTATGGGAGGCCAACTTCCACCTGCGCCCGGCAACCAACTTATAACTGTAGATACTGGGCTGCTAACCGCACCTTGTTGATCTACTGCGGTTATATTTAGTGTAAATGATAAAGCTGACCCAGCGCCATTATATGATACAGTAATAGTATTATTTTGGTTTACATTCACAGCCATTCCCGTACTACTTCCAGTGACAGAAGTGTTTAGAGTATAAGAGTCGCCTGTGTCTGGGTCTATAACAATGGGTGATATGGTTGTTGCTGCAAAATTTCCCTGCAATGAGTAGGAACTGTCTACACTGCTTGCGACGATCACCGGCGGATTGTTTGATGTCGACGGTGCGGTATAGTAAATACTTGCAACCCTTGATGTTCCTTTAGTCCCATCACTTCCAGTTATAGTTAAAGCAAAACTTGCATCATTATCGCCTGGAACTATTCTAATCTGAGTTCCATTGTTGATTAGATCGATTGATGCTCCGCCTAAAGTTCCAACAGTCGAGAAAGTAATGGTTATTTGGCCGCCTTCAGGATCACTGAATATCGGAGTGATTGTGGTACCATTAGTATTTAATGTATAAGTGCTTGAAACCCCAGAAATATAAGTTGGCGCATCGTTTTGCGTCTGAGCACCCCCAGATTGAGCACCAGAAGAGGTTCCTACATATTTTCCTACAAGAATTTGTTGTCCTACACTAGTGAAGTTTGCAATATTCCATGTTGGTTGGTAAAATGTTATTCCACCAGCAGTCCATCGTCCAGAATTTACCCATCCCCAAAAGCCAGGCATTGTGGTAATAGGAAATGAAGACAGACTACTTAGACACATATAATAATTAAATGCAGAGTCACTTGCGCTAAAGAATCCAGTAGCGTGAAAATCATCATCTCCATATAATGGTGGATCGAAGTTAGTAATAGTTACAACAGAGGTTAAATCAAACTCGCTTTCTACTGTACTAGAGTATGATACAGTTCCGTCGGCCGCATAAACCTCTAACCCATAATCAGAAGGATTGGGTGAAGTTGCCGAAGGTTCCACATACACCCAATCTACACTGGGTGCCATCTTACCAACATAAGGTCTAGTTATAGGAGTTGTTGTATAATCGTAAGTAGTTGTATTTCCACTAAATGGGTTAGGTCTTTCTTGAACCGGATCAACTAGACTTACAGCTCCAGAACTGAGACCGACAAAAACTCCACCAACACTATTTCCTGCAATATGCCATCCATAAACATCGTTTTGATTTACACCAGAAGGTTTACCAAAAACGAGTCCTCCGGTATTAAAATTATTTGAATATGGTATAACCGAACCGGCATTGGTGGTCCCGAAGGCAACTACCTGAAAGTTTTTAAAAGCATCCTCGATAATAATATTACCGTCAGAATTTCTGATTTCAATTCCGTAACTCATCCTCGCCTCACTGCATACCAAGCTGCATCGTATTTATCATTTCTTCTAAGAACAAAACTTCCATTTGATTTACTTACAACTGAACCATTTCCAACTATGATGTTAGTAGGACAAATAATGATTATTTCATGCAAAGAATCGTTTACAAAGTTAGGGACACTAACTGTTATATCTACCAACTGACCCCATATGTATAACGAACTTCCAGTCATTATATTACCCGCATTTGGGTTTGCCGCGAGTATTGCATTATATCTCGCCGTATCGGCCGCAACCTTTCCATGAGCAATAATGGTTCCTAAACTACTATTAGGACTTACAATTTTTGTGCCTTCCGAATTGTAGACTTCTATTCCGTAAGACATTATACAAGTTTTCCTAGTTTGACGCGAAGTCCTGTAGATTCATTTGTACTACTTGAATCATAAATTCTAATGTTCTCTCCGGTAATAACCATTCTCTCTCCCGATGATGAGTAACCGTCTGCTTGCGTAGTGTCTATGTCTGTCGCAGCACCACCGACAACTAAAGTTTCTGCGACAGTGGCAATCTTAGCATCTAGTTCTTCGGTTTTTATAGATTCTACTTCGATGGTATTTGCAGAGATAAACCCACCGTCGATGCGTGTCACGCCACCATTGTCTCGACTCAGGGCACCTTGTGTGTTTGTAAATGTTACCAAACCATCAAATGAGTATGACTTAAACGGAGGACTGAACAATAGGTTACCTGAGGCAGTTGTCGCGGTTCGACTTCCCGCAGTATCTTCTACTGCAAAGAATCTTGCTGCCCATAGACTTCCGGTTAGGTCCGTGTTTTGCGGTGGGGAGATAGACCAGTCGTCTGTTAGACCAGTAAATGTTCCGTCAGTGCCTACCGTTCCAGTTCCTATGAAATTGAAACTGGTTGCGGTTGGAGTGTCTGGACTATTATCTACGGTCCCGTCTCCAACTAGGTAGTAGACATAACCATTTTCTTGTTGAGGTATAGTATCTGGGTCTACTGTGCCTGGCTGTCCGTCTGTTGAAATCTTTACTGGTTCTGACCAAGTCAGTGTCGCGTCTGTTCCAGTAAGACCTTGCGTAGTTGCCGTCGCGCGACATAACCACAATGGGTCGAGATCTGCATTGGATTCTTGTGGATCTTCTGTCCACTCACCAGATAAGTTCTCTACGCGATCATTAGTGAAACTATATGTTGCACCTACTGGTCCCCACTTACCACCTGTTGCTGCTGGTTTGTTAGCACTTCTTTTATAAACGGATGCGGAGAAGGTCGAGTAACCATCCTCACCGTTGTTATGGTCTTCGTATGGTGCAGACCATGTACCACCAACCTCAACACCAGTATCGCCATCTGTGGCGAATTGATATTCTACTGCCCAGATCTTACCTGTCGGTGCCTGATCGGATGGAATGTCTGCAACGATATCGTACCAATCGTCCGGTGGGACTAAAGAGTTACCGTCGATGGTTAGAGTTCCACTGGACGTGACGTTTGCTGCCGCAGCCTCTGCCTGTGTTCTTGTTACAGCGTCAGCACCGAAGTTTACAAAACCACCCGTTGGACTTGTTGGTGTTCCGGTTGATCTTTGAACAATAACTGCTCTGAATGTGGATCGACCATCACGACCAGAACCACCGGCGGTCGTTACGTCTGGTGTAGACCAAACAATAACATCATCGACAACGATTGGATCTGTACTGTCACCGGAGTTTGGTTGCGTCGAAGCAATACCCGACGACACATACAACTTCATGTTTGCATCGTTTTCGTCTGGGTTCTCCGGTATGGTCTTAGACCACCCGCTTGGTTGTGTAAAGGTTTTCGTTGAGAAGTCGAAACTACCACCTGAAGGTGTGCCTGCATTGTTTGCAAGATCAGTATTCGACCACTTGTAAACACTCAACTGTACGAAACTAAAACCATCCTCTGCGTCAACCGCATAGTTCATTACTAGTTTAGGTGCGCTGAAGGTTAATGTGTTGTCCGTACCAAGATACCCGATAAGACTCGCGGTCGTTCTGACTTCATATAAGTTCAGAGGATTGTCTAGGTCTAATGCTGGTGGTTCTTCATACCACGTCCCGTCTGTTACACCAGCAACGACATCTGTATCACCTATCTTTTCAAAACGATCTTCTGTGAAGTTATAGACAACACTGTTACTGTTTGCGATCGGGTTTGGTAGTGTTGCGGATCGTGTGTATAGAGCCTTGGAGTATGTTGACACACTCTCAATAATACCTAGTGTAGGTTCACTCCATCCGTCCACGACTGCATAATCTGTTCCAGTATCACCGATGACACTGAACGCATAGGTAGATGACCATACGTCACCCGATCCTTCTGGGATTCCTTCGAACCAAACACCCGACTCACCTGCAACGGAATCTAGTGGATCACCACCGAATACCTCGTTACCGAAATCGAAGAATCCGCCTTCTGGTTTAGATGGAGTTGGGATATCGTCACCGACTTTCCATCCGTCTGGTTTAGGAACCTTGCGGTATACTGCCTTCTCGAAGATAGACTTACCGTCTTGTCCGTCCAAACCTGTAGAGGTTTTGACTGGGTTAGTCCAGTTGATGTCTGTGTCTTCACCCGTAGGATCCGCAAGTCCCGCGTTAGTTGCGATACCAGAACTAATGTATAAGTCGCCCGTTGGATTGCCATCTTCGTCTTGTGGCAGAGGGGGAACGATAGACCATCCTGTTGGTGGAGTTAATACCTGAGATCCAAAATCAAATGATCCGCCCGTTGGTGCGGTCAATGATGTTGTCGATCTCTTGAAGATAGAAACTTGAGCATACGAGTCGCCATTGTTCGCGTCAACAATACCACCCAACTTATATGGTTCTGACCAATCTGTTGCGGTAATCGTTCCCTGTTGCGATAGGTAATCTCTGAATAGGAAGTTACATGCCCATAGGTCATCATCACCTGCTGGGATGGTACCTGACCAACCCGAAGGTGGGGTTAGTGTAACATTAGGGAAATCGAAAGTACCTCCACTAGGTGTCGCTGGTTGAGTAGGCGATCTCTGGTAGATTGTCGCTTGATAGAAAGAGGTTCCGTTCTCGCCTGGATCTGTTGGACCACCACCGCCACCACCGGAGTCTTCTAGGTTAGTCCACTTGGTTCCGTCCCACTTTAGGACATGACCAGTCAACACTGGAGAACTAAACTGGACATCGTCCAAATCATCTAAAGACTCTACATTAGAAGAACCTACTTCACCAGAGTTCGCAAGTTTTACCCACTGACCTGCGTGAGAGTAGTATGCACCTGTATCTGGTGCGCCATGAACATGCGCAAACATACCGTGATAGGTAGACGCGTCTGGTAAATCATTAAGGGTAGCATAGTTGTTGCTGTATGTAATCTTGTTCGCACCAACATCGAAAGTCTTGGTCTTCAAGAAAGCACGGATCGCATCCTCATCAAGAATATCTAATTTCGCTAACTCTGCTAGGATAAGATCAATAACATCCTGTTCTGTTAGACCATCGCCTATCAGTTCAAAGTTCTCATTGATCTTATCGAACGCCGCGTTAATGTTATCCGCGAGGTTAATTATTTGTACTTGGTCGATACCGTGGCTCATTCTTTGTTCTCCACCAAACGGAATAGTAATTCTTTTATTTCAGAAATCTCACTCTTCAGAGTAGTCACTTCATTCGATAACGAATTCAGTTTTTCCGTTTCTCGTTTCTTGGCCTCTTTTCTTTTTCTCGCTCTTGCAATCTCTGACCTGTTGGTATTTAAGATCGCCCCTGTTTGTTTGTCTCTTATAAGACTGCTGTGTCCTTCGACTTTCTGGTATTTATCCATTATGTTGCCAGTGCAATTACACGTAGGTCACGAATGCTTGGTGACTTAGACGTGTTGTTTGTTTTCATAACGACCTTGACTTGGAATGCAGTGAATGGATCCGGCGCATTGTCCGAAGTGTCATCGATCGTGTATTCATATTCACGGAAGACTGACGGGTTATCGTCTGAAGGGACAGATCCATCAATCGACACTGGAACCCAAGATGCGTCGATTAGTCCATCGTCTGTTACAGATGTCTTAACATAAACCTCGAAGTCAGATCCGGTAGGACGGTTCGCACCAAATATAATCTTTAGACCGACCGATGACTCATCGATAGTTGTTGGTCGTGTGACGTGTTGTGCTTCATCACCACTACCGATTACATTTTCTAATGCAAGCATTGAGACTCGCTGTAGATCAACTAGAGGAGAAACCTTACCGTCGTTGTCATCACCAGCATCGGATGTCAGTGTTAATACGAACTCGATGCTTGGGACAGGATTACCGGATGTGTCTTTCTTATTGTCTAAAGTTGCAATGACAGATGGTGATGAATCTGTGTTGACTTCATTGAGGAAGACATCTTGCAGACTGCCTTGACTATATGATACACTGTCGGTTGTACGATCTCCACCATAAGATGCACCTTGCGCTTTCTTTACTTGAGCAGAGATAGATGAGTTATTAGGGGTAATCGCAGAAACCTGCGGTGTAAACTCATCGAACATTACGTTCTGTGTTGCAACCACAGAAGTACCACCACCAGAAACACTAGCAGTAGAGTTCCCACCTGCCGCAGGGGTTACTATAGTATACCCTGAAGATGTCACGTTGTCAACAGTAAATGTACCATTTAAATCTAGTCCACCCACTTCAAGTGCACCAGAGAAGGTGACCTGATCTACCGCAGAGAAACCATGACCTGCGTGTTTGACAGATACCTGACGGGTTCCCTTGGTAGTGGTGAATGGGTTTGCGTCTAAAGCGACCGATGGTAGGATCGCGTTGACTAGGTGCAGAGTTCCTGTCTTAGGAAAACTCGCGCGGTCTAGTTCGAACATAAGATCTTTAGTCTGGTCTGGTGTCCACGTCGAGCCGCTCTGTGACATGAATAGAGAACCAAGCGTTGGTTGCTTCGATACCTTACCTTCGTTACCACCAATGATAGTCTCGTAGGTCTGTGCTACGTATACGTTATACTCGACTGACTCTGCGAGTAAGACAATCGCGTACTCTTCACCTGCGGTTAGGTATACTGGTTCGTCAAACTCGATCTCAGTTGCAGCGGCACGGATACTTGCGATGTCACTGTTTGGCGCAAGCGTGATGTCCTCCGGCTTGACAAACTTGACTGAGCCGGGTACAATAGTAGTTGTTGGTATACCGTTCTCTACTGGACGGATCTGTACCTGCATCGGAATGACAGAGTCTTTGCTCTGTACGTAGACACGTGCCTTAGTGATATAGATTCCGTTTGGATTTTCTGTTTGGTCAACGAAGAATGATTGCGCAAGTGGATCGCGACGACCACGTACACGTTGTGGTATGCGCGTGGTTCGGATAGTTCTTTGGATCGACTCGATTGTTCCTGTTGAAACATATGGCGCACTTGATGAAGTCAGTGCCTCACTCTCTTGTGCGGAAGTCAAGCGACCCGCAGTAGTATCAACGTTGATGTCTAGTAAGACAAAGTCCTGTGTTCCAGTGCGGAACTTGATTGCGTCTGTGTTTGGTATTAGGAACTGACCAAAGACTTCACCCTTATCGTTGGTGGTCAACTGGTTGGATCCTAGTATTCCTGTAGCGGTCGACTCCGACGAACCCACCTCTGACTCTGTCGTAGAGAACTCGACAAATGTGTTCGCTGGACGACACCACGCCGAGACGTTCTGGTTACCGAAGTATGGCCATACGTTGGTGTTAGGTCGTAAACCCTCTGCCTTGAAAGAGACTAGACGTGAACGCATGAACGGGATGACTTCAACACCCGCAACTCTTTCACCTACAAACTCTTGTATGGTGCGAGACATGGTGGTCTGTGGGAAGATGTTTTCTCCAAAGACTTCCATCTGGTTGCGGTTGAAATTAGCAATACCATTCCAGTTCCACATGTCGTTGAAACCAACACCAAGGTTGCGTGATGGTGTACGACGAACCGTCGTCTGCATAATTGGTGGTAGTGTTCGAGTCTCTACCCACTCATCACTTGATGGTGATAATGTAATGTGTCCCTGTTGCGTGATTACCGCATATGGGTTAATGTTCATAGTGCTAGTCGCTAGCGTCTGTGATATGAATCCTTTGTGCGTATAGTTCAGTAGCGCAAAGTCACCCTTACGTGTAGTGTCTCCTTGGGTATCGTCTTTCTTTAGTCTGACTAGATTTTCACGGAACGAAGGTTTTAGTTCTCCGCCCACGGTTTCTACCGAAGCACGGAAGTCTTCGTTATTCACGTCGGAGAAGTTGAATGAAGAGAAGTTGTCTGCAATGAATCCTGACTTTGTCCTTGGGTCTCCGTCTGCATCTAGCACGGTCAAGGAGTTTGTGTTTGACTCTAGTAGACTCAATGTAGTAAGTTCATATAGACCCTCTACTCTATCCTCGATCTTCGCAATGTCTTTCATAGTGTATCGCTTGTGCGACTGCTTCTGACTTGTCAAATCACTAGAACTGAAAGTGTATGGATTCAACTGGAAGTAGTATAGAGGCAGTGCGCCCGTAGGAACTTCTGGTGGTCTAGGAGTCTGCGATGGTTGACCTTGAATGACCTGCAACTCACCGAAACCAACATCACCATAACTGTCCACAGAGTTTGCAACCAGCGCGTCGATACGTGGTAGGTAATACTTGACGTTATCTACGCTTAGTGCAGAAGCGTTCTGTGGTAGGTTCATCACCTTGAAGGTGCCGTCTGGATTCTTCGATGGTCGGAAGTCTACAACGTCTCGTAGAGATACCGTAGTTCCGTTCGCTAGTGTGTACGAAGGAATGTCGTTGTACGATAACTGATCCTCTCCCTCTTGATATGAGGTAACAGAGAAGAACTGTCCGTTGTCTGAATGTTCAAAGTGACGGAACGAGAATCTCAATGATGCGTTCTCTGGGATTGTGTTACCGCCGATCAACTTGAAACGTACATAGTCGTAGAAGTTGTCGCGTTGTCCGCCGTCCATTTCATACATGAACGTGATGTCTGTAGATTCACCGTCCAAAGTTTGGATGACAGATATAAGATCATACCCGTCGACCGCATTGATGTCTAGTACGCTCGTGTACCCAGAAGTGATGTCTAACGTTTTTGTTTTAAGTGTCTTGGTCTTACGAGTGACTGTGTCTTCTTGGTATGTCAATACTGTGTAAGAACTACCGGACAGACCTGTATACTTTCCTCCGACCGGCACTTCATCTTGGATGCCTACGCCGTCTTCAGAGATTACCCAGTTCTGTGGTTCCACGCCAGTAGGAGAAATCTCTCCACCTGAAGGCACTAGACCAGAGTTGACAACTTGCTTGGTGTATGTTATAGTACCGACACTGGTGCGGACAGGACTTGTCTGCGACAGTGGGAACAGCAAGTTGTTGTCGGTCGTCCCGTAGATCTCTGGACCTGCAAGTGCGAACGTGGTTGATCCGTCGACTTGTTCCATAGTAGTGACGTTACGGAATGCTTCGTTCTCTACCATGAAGATATTGAATAGGTAAGCGCGATACCCGACTTGGTCTTGTTCGATACCACGTAGGTTTGCAGAACCGATCGGTGTTGACACGCCATTCTTGTATAGGTTTAGTTTACCGAAGTTAGCAATGTCACCCAGTCCGTCTGTACCTGCAAGATCTAGGTATACCCAGTTACCGTAAGACGCTGGGATATTGTCCACCAACTTCTCTTGAAAAGTTTGTGCACGAGGTACAGTGATCTCTGTTCGTCCGATGTCTAGTCGGTAACCATCGACGTATGCGATACCTTCGGACACGTCTAGTAATAGGTTCTGATCGTCTAGGTCTTCGAAGACAGCAGTAAAGTTTTTTGCAACGTAGTCGCCCGACTCTTCCTTTGTGCGTTGTGCAAGGAGTTTGTTGATACGGTTGTATCCGTCGTGACTTGTCACTTCACGCGTGACGACCCCATCTACGACGCGAGCGATGAACACGAAGTTCTGATCTTCTGTGATCAGATCTTTACGTGTAGGTGTTAGTACGATCTGGTAACGGTGCGCACCAGGCGATGTTCTGTTAGGGACATCTCCTTGGTTATCGTTAAGATAGTCGTATCCCTCATCCATCTCTGTGATGATATACTCATCGATTCGGAAACCGATGTCGTCCGTTGGAGTTGGAGAGTGTGCATCGATGAAGAATGATCCACCGACTGCGTGGACAAAGTGTCCTTGAATAAAGTAATCACCTGCCGCGAAGTGTGCAAGTGTCGCAGATCCAACCTCAACAACTTCTCCCGCCGCTAGATTTTCACCCGCTAGGAAAGTTGGAGGAGCAGACCCGTTGTCGGATACTGTAGAGGTGTCGGTGTATCGAATGTATACCGTCTTGTCATTTACTGAAAGAACGTCTGCTTTAATTCCTTTCTGGTTAGTCAGTTGGGTGATGTCCGTAGGAACAACACTCGACTCGCTGAATCGAACGAACTGAACCTTGTTGTCTACCGTGACACCGCCTGGCTTGACAAGTGCACCCTCTTTGAATATGTTACCACCGAATCTTGCGATCTCCTCTTGGATGATTGTTTGAGATTCGATTAGTTCTCTAGCCTGAAGTGCCTTGCCAGAGTTGAACATAACGCGATGGAAACCATCGTCTGCATCATAGAAGTCGCGGTATGTCTCTCTGAAAAGTGTGTCTGTCAGTTTCTGCTTATTGTCTGCCATGATTTATCCTAGACTGTGATGACTACCTTGATGTCTTCTTGTTGTTCCGCGTCACGTCGAATGCGTGGGTGATTCTCAATGTATAGTACCTCACCCGTGTAACGATCAATACCATACTTGACAGTAACACCTGCAACGTTTGCAGTCTTAAGCGAGTTGTCTACCTGAGTAACTTGGTCTTGACTAGAGAAGTCGCCGAACCCTGTGGATTCGTTTTGATGATAGAACACAACTTTATCTATAGATTCATTAACATATGCTCTAGCGCCACTTTGCGACTCGATGATCTTACCGTTCTCAAAAGGTGAAGTGATGTTTAGAGTCAATGCAGACAGGCACTTGTCCCCTGCCGCAGTATAAGGTGTTCCGTCTGGTTTCTTCGGACCTTTGATAATACCGATCTGACGGAAAGAGTTTTCTAGGATGAACCTACCGTTCTCATCTCCGTTTGGTTTGATTGTCATTAGAACTGAACTTGTTTTCAAATCAGATGCGAAGTCCGCACCAAGTCCTGATTCTGAAGTTATGACTGCACGTGCCTTTGCATCACCAGAATCAAAGACAACAGTTGCGTGACTGTAACCAGATCCATAGTTAGCGATAGTGTCCACGTTGAAGTCGGAGGTGTTAGTCATGTCAACTCGTACAACCTTGCCGTCTTTAACGATTGCAGTGCCCGAAGCACCAACACCATCACCTTCAATAGTGACGACTGGTGGGTTGGTAGGATCGTACCCAGTGCCCCCATCAAGAACTTCTACACTAATCACCTGACCGCCAATCGCACGGTCTCTAACGTGCCACTGTAAATCCTCAATAGAATCTCCGCCAGCTAGGGTATCTTCGGTAGGTTGTACAGGGATGTGGTTAGAGGACAGGAATTGATAAATGCTTTCCGGAATTAACTTGAACATGAACTTCCAAACGTAGTTGTCCGAAGTCTTAAACGGCATCCACTGCATAGGTTCTGCCGGAGACAACGAAAGATCCTTCGGGGCATGATCCCAGAAGTTCGGTCTAATCGTTGAAGGTTGATGATCACCATTGTCATCGACACCATGCGATAGACATAGGTAAACTTCTTTCGCATCGTTCATGACGTAGAATGGATATGGACTCGATGTTGGCCCATACCTATCATCCCACCCTTGGTATTTGTTTCCCGCAGTCCAGTTGATTCGCTTGGTGACCATCACCGAACCCTCAACTTTCTTTATGGATTGTAGGTTGTGCCTAAACTCTCTTTCTTCCGCAGCAGAATCGATTGGTGCTGGGACAGTATCATCCGTTCCGAAGACATCGGACTTACCAATACCGATGTAGTAATCGGAGGTATCGGCAAGGACGGCTTCTAGGAGTTCCTTTGCGAGAGTTGTGCGCAACGTTTGTCTAACAATAGCTGGCATTATATTGTCCTATTAAAATTCCCTATCTTATATATAGGGGGTTTGTAAAAATTTTATTATAATAAACCGATTTTGACACGAACCGCACCACTAGTATCATAAACTTTCATTCCGTCATCGGTAATTTCTGTTCTTGCGCCTGATTGTCCAACACCGACGTTTAGGTTTCCTTTCACCTGAGTGTCTTGTAGTTCTACTACTCCGTTAGTGACTTTGAACGGTGCGGTACCATTACCACTACCCGTTCTTACTTGGAAGTCACGTGCGGTGATTATGAACTCAGAAACGCTGCTGCCTGTTGATCCA